CAGGGAGCCGCATCCGCCACGGGAAACCAGGGAGCCGCATCCGCCACGGGAAACCAGGGAGCCGCATCCGCCACGGGAAACCGGGGAGCCGCCTCCGCCACGGGAAAAGCTTGTGCCGCTATGGCGTGTGGCATTGGCGGACGTGTGATGGGAGGTATCGGGTGTGCGCTGTTTGCGGTGGAAAGGGGACTATACGACTGTACGTTGGGAACATATCCCATCGCCTCCGTTGCCGCCGGTATCGTGGATGGAGATAACATCAAGCCCGGTGTGTGGTATGTCTGCAAAGACGGTAAGTTGGTGGAGGTTGAGAGCAATGAAAACGAAACCTAAAACCAACGCAGACCGCATCCGGGAGATGTCGGACGAGGAGCTGGTAGAGCTGCTAAAGTCAGGAACATTTATCTGCGGTAGGATTAAAGATGTCTGCGAGGATATGCCAGGGTGCGAGGAGTGCCTATTGGCCTGGCTCCGGGCACCGGCGGAGGAGAGCGAGACATGAAAGTGCTTGTTGCCTGTGAGGAATCGCAAACCGTCTGCAAGGCGTTCCGGGAAAAGGGCCATGAAGCATACTCCTGCGACATTCAGGAACCCAGCGGGGGCCACCCGGAGTGGCACATTCTGGGGGATGCCCTGAAAGCCATCGAGGGGGGGCAAGTGACCACCATGGATAGACAGGTACATGATGTTGGACGATGGGATCTGCTGATTGCCCACCCACCTTGTACATACCTGACAGCATCCAGCGCTGTGCGCTTGTTCGACAGGAATCACAGGGTGAAGGACCGGAACAGAGAACAGCAAGGGTGGGAAGCACGGCGTTTCTTCCTACGGATGTTGTATTCCGGTGTCGAGAAGATTGCCGTAGAGAATCCATGCCCGCTACGGTGGTTCAGTTTGCCGGAATACAGCCAGATCATTGAGCCGTATATGTTTGGCGATCCATGGAAAAAACGGACTTGCCTGTGGTTGAAGAATCTGCCTCCGCTGGTTCCGACAGATGTCGTGGAACCGAAAGGGCTGTGGGTAGGCAGCACGTCAGGGAGAGAGCACAGCACCGGAAGGGTGAAATCCGGGTATGTCCTGAAATCAAACCGTGACAGTAAAACCCGAGCGAAGACCTTCCCTGGGATTGCAAAAGCTATGGCGGAACAGTGGGGATAACCATTTTCGTGGCCTCACGAAAATGATATGGCTGGCCCGGGGCAACCCGGGCGGGAAGGAGATAACATGCAACTTGCAGAAAAGCAAGAGCTGGTACGACTGCTGAATCTGTACCAGGCGGAACTTGTGGTAGAGAACGATGCCAACATCCAGGAAGCCAAAAAGCACCCGGAAAAGAAGTGGGAAGGCAATTATAAACTGGGTATAAAAGCCCAGTACGAACACGCCAGAATCATCGCCACGAAGTTGGCGGTGGAGATCGGCAAGGAAATGAAACCTTATTGGGATTTGCCGTAGGAAGGAGATAACGATGGAAGAAATCAAATTGAAGCCCTGCCCGTTTTGCGGGGGTGAGGCAGTGTATATCATCGACAAAAACTACATACGTTGCACAGAGCATGTATGGAAATTTGGCATTAAGTGTACTAACTGCATGGTGGAGCTGCCTATGAGAGATTTCGTCGTAACGGTGGACATGAACGCAAACGGGGAAATTGTTTTCATCAAAGACGAACGCGAAAAGGCTGCAGATATGTGGAACCGGAGGGATGACAATGGCCGAATGGAGAGTATATGAGGCAGACACTCCGCAATGCACGAGCTGTGGGATGTGGATGCCGTTTACAAGATACCGGCGTGAGCAAGGGACGAACGCGAGAGAAATCACAAACTATTGTCCAAGCTGCGGTAGGAGGATGACGGCGATGCCAATGTGTGGCGACTGCAAATACGGGCAAGGCGCGTGGAAAGAGGACGGGATATGCTACGCCTGCCGTGAGCAGGTATGGATTCCGGGCGCTCCGCACAGGAAAGCCGGAGAGGAGAGATGACAATGAGTGATTACATCAGCCGGGAGGCGGCGTTGGCGCAATGCAAAAGGCACAATGATTACACGGGGTGGAGCATCGCAGATGGTATTGAAGCGATTCCCGCCGCCGACGTGGAGCCGGTGGTACATGGGCGAAAAATCGAAGACGGAGACATAGGTGTTTTTTATCTGTGCTCTCTGTGCGGCGAATGTTTGCCGTATGGTGCGAACTATTGTCCAAACTGCGGCGCGAAAATGGAATTGGAGGATAATAAAATGCAAATTGAACCATCAAAAACACGGATTTTAGCCGATTGCATTGAAGGAATGGCGGCAGATGCAGAGGATAAAGGGAAGGATTCTTTTGGAATACATTTATCTTTGGAAGATGCCCGCATGATTACTCGTTCACTCATTGAAAGAAGCGGAGGAAAAGCGGATTGCCAAAAAGCGGAAGGAGAAGCCCAAAGATGAAAAAAATTAACGACTACCTCACCACACCGGACCTGCTGTGTCAGCTGGCGGAAGAGGCCTCTGAGCTGGCCCAGGCGGCCTTAAAGCTCAAGCGGGCTATGGAGGGTACCAACCCCACGCCGATGAGCGTAGAGGAATGCGTGGCGAACATGGACGAGGAGATTGCCGATGTGTCACTTTTGGTGGATCTCCTGGGATACAACAAAAGGGAGCATCTATTGTCCCAGGGCCGTGTTGCGTATAGGAAGGCAGAGCGCTGGCTGAAACGTCTGGAAGAAGCAGAAGGGGGTGGTACTAATGCCCAGGCCACCCAAAACCTCCCGTGACTGCTTCCTCTGCTGCAAAGACTGCCCGGACCGCTACCCGGCCTGTTCCGCCCACTGTGAGAAGTACGCCGCCGGGAAAGCGGAGAAAGAGAGAATCGATACCGCCCGATACGAGGCCACCCGCTGGAATCGGCGGTATGTAGGAGGACGTTATCATCAAACTCGAAAGGAGCATAGAAAATAATGGAGAAAAAGAAATTTCTGCGCCGTAGCTTTACCCTGGTGCTTGCGGCTTTGATGCTGTTGGCGTTTGTCAGCTTTTTGGCTGGCTGTTCCGAGGCAAGCAGGGTAAACCATAACATCAGCAAACAGGCCAATTACTTTGAGTCAGAGCGACGTGTGACGGTGTACAATGCCAGAACAGACAAGGTAGTGCTGGAAATCGAGGGCTATATATCCATTTCGAACAACAATAGCAACGAGTTGGTTGTCACATGTAAGGTTGGACCAGACCAATACAAGAAGAACTATGTATATCTGAATGCCTACACTCTATACATTGTCGAGGATATCACCGGTACCCACACAGACCCGTACCACTACAAGCTGTATTTGCATAGCCTGGATGCTGTGACAGTGGATGTGAAGCCGTAGGAGGAACCGCAAATGAAAGATATCGTCTTGGAAACCGCCATTGAGGATTACGATGGGCTTCTTTCCGCTGAAGCGGTGGAGCGCCTGGTAAAGCGCTGGCGGGTGTTTATCAAGTATGTTGCGGATGATTCCTGGAGCGAAAACCTTTATGCGTTCCTGGATTTTGCCGCCGAGAACGGTTATAAGCTGGGATATAAGATTTTCCGCCGCTACAAGGACCAGCCCTATAGCTGGGAAAACTGTTATTTTGGTTTGAATAATTACGCAGCGCCGCCCCCTCTGGACCAGGTTTTGAATCCGAAGGAGAACCCGGTCCAGAGGTGGAACCGGTGTGTGTACGAGTACAACCGGGAGCGAGTGGCTGCTTACCGGCAGTATAACGGATAGGAAGGAGCGCAATATGGCAGAAATTACATTCAATCAAGACGAAATCGTTAAAAACGTAAACGGGCAAATTATGCAAGACCTGGTGGCAGCTATTAAGCAGGTCGCCAAGGACGGAGTATGGGAAGAAACCGAAGAAGACGATGGGGTTGATCCTGAAAAGATTATCCGTAGAACTATGGCAACCTATATGGGCGGCAGCGTTCCCGGATGGTTTTCGGAGGCATTGCAGGCAACATCCTATGTATTGGCCGTAGACCAGATGGAGGGATACGGATGTATTGCGGCACTGTATGAAGCGGCAAGCAAGGCAAAAGCGGTGAAGCGAATGGCTGCGCTTACAAAGCTGCTTGCAATTTCGACACCGATCAGCTTTATGGCTGGGCTTGCCAATACGACAATCGTTTGATAGTTATGTTGAGAAAGGAGAATGGGCCATGTCGAGGCCGAAATATCTGTGGTACGAATACGTGAAAAAGTCGATCCTGTATAGTTTTGGCTGCGATATGGCCCAAACTCAAAGCGACCGTCAAAAGGAAAAGTTTGACGAGGCTGTAAACGCTGCGCTGGCCCGATGCGAAGCCCAGGTAGACGGAAAAGAGCGGCTAAAGATGATTGATCTTGTTTACAAAAAACGACGGTACACAGTTCCCGGTGCCGCCGTGCAACTGCATATTTCCGAGCGCACTGCGGCTAATTGGAACAAGGATTTTGTATATGCTGTTGCGGATGAAATGGGGTACCTATAAATTGTGTGTATCAAGGCCCTCTATAAAATGTAAAATAACGATAAAAGGTGAAACTCTGCTATAACGGCAGGGTTACTGTACTATTCGGATTTTGTTTTGATATACTTTTTTAGAAAAGCGGTGAGATTGTGGCAAAATTAACGGCAAAACAGCAAAGGTTTGTAGATGAATATTTGATTGATTTGAACGCTACCCAGGCCGCAATCAGAGCCGGGTATTCGCCTAGCACCGCAAACGAGCAAGGCGCTAGGCTGTTAGTAAATGTTAGTATTTCAAGCGCAATATCCCAAGCAATGGCGCACCGTTCCCGCCGTACTGGAATTACCCAAGACAGAGTACTCCGAGAACTGGCGAAAGTTGCTTTTGTTAATGCAAACGATGTCATCGACACTGACAGCGCTACGGTTCGGGCCGATGCAACAGAAGATGATTTAGCTTGTATCCAGTCTGTGAAGGTGAAAGTATCAGAAAGTGAAATGGGGTCATCCTCGGAGAGGGAAATCAAACTATACGACAAAATGAGGGCGTTGGAAATGCTTGGAAAACACCTGGGCATATTTGAACGGAGAGACCATGCCAACGGCAACGGCGAGAAAAACAACCTTCTGGAAGCTATTGCCGCTACTGAGGAGATAGATACGGATGATCTACCAGAAGTTGAGTAAGCGTCAAAAACTGGCTATGCTTTGGTGGCAGCAACCAAAATTTCGGGATCGGGACGCTATTATTTGTGACGGCTCCATTCGATCAGGGAAAACGGTCAGTATGGCCGTGGGCTTTATCCTGTGGAGTATGTCACGGTTTAACGGACAAACGTTCGGTATTTGTGGGCGGACCATCCAGAGCTTGCGCCGGAATGTAATTATCCATCTGTCCGACTGGGTGCCGCCTGATCTCCATATCGAGGAAAAACAGCAGGAACACAAGCTCATTGTTTCGGATGGATGCGGACGGGAGAACGTCTATTATCTATTTGGAGGACGTGACGAAAGTTCTTATACTCTGGTCCAGGGCATTACCCTAGCCGGAGCATTGCTGGATGAGGTGGCCCTGATGCCACAGTCCTTTGTGGAACAGGTCACGGCCCGGTGTTCCGTGGATGGCTCCAAACTATGGTTTAACTGCAACCCTGGCGGCCCGGAGCACTGGTTTAACAAAAAGTGGGTGCTGGCGGCGAAAGAAATGAATGCGCTCCATGTGCATTTCACGATGTCAGACAACCTGAGTCTTGCTCCAAAAATCCGGGAACGATACGAGCGGATGTATACCGGCGTATTTTACCAGCGGTATATCCTGGGTCTGTGGGTGCTGGCGGAAGGCCTGGTGTATGACTTTGGGGAAGCCAACATCACCGACGACTGCCCGGAAGGAGCAGAGTATTACATATCTGTAGACTACGGCACAAGAAACCCCTGTTCCGCTGGATTGTGGAGCGTCACTGGTGATAAAGCCGTCCGAATCAAGGAATACTACTATTCAGGAAGGGAGAGCAACCGGAACAAAACGGATGAAGAACATTGTGACGCAATTGAGGATCTGGCCCGTGGCTACATGATTAAGCGAGTAATTGTAGACCCATCAGCAGCATCATTTATCACGTCCTTGAAAAAACGAAAATTTAAGGTTTTGGCAGCAAATAACAATGTGCTGGACGGTATCCGGAGGACCGCCACCTATCTAAAGGACGGTAACATCAAAATACACCGCTCTTGCGTAGACAGCATTCGAGAATTTGGCCTATATTGCTGGGACGAAAAAAAGAATGACGATAGCGTCGTCAAAGAAAATGACCATGCTATGGACGATATCCGCTATTTTTGCAACACAATCATGCGGTACAAGGTAAAGAAAAACACGGAGCTTCCACCGGCTGCGGCGGCTCTGCTGTGATATTACACATTGGAGGGACAAATGAAAACATACCAGGATTTACAGGAAGCCATTACAAAAGGCACCGTAGGAGAGTTCCTTCGGGACGCTGTCCTGGACCACAGGGGCAGTAAGGCATACAAAAACGCCGTGGTTGGGATGGCCTATTACAACAAGCGAAATCTAACCATCGAGCAGCTGGAAAAGACCATTTTTACACTGTCCGGGAACAAAACAAAAGATATTTGGTCCAGTGATTACCGGCTGAAAACGCTGATGTTTCGCCGCCTGGTGACACAGGAGGCAGGGTACATTCTTGCCAACGGCGTGACCATGGACAGAAAGGATAAGCTGGGCATGGACATTGACTACAAGCTGCAGCAGGCGGCAAAGCTGGCCCTGGCTCAGGGTGTGGCATACGGTTACTGGAATCTGGATCACCTGGAAGTGTTTTCCTTTGCCGATACCCCCGGGAACCCCGGCTTTACTCCCCTGCCCGATGAAAACACCTCTGAGCTTATGGCCGGTATCCGGTATTGGTTCCGGGATGTGGGGAACAAGCAGCTTTTCCGGGCAACGCTCTATGAGCCGGACGGCATCAGCGAGTGGAGCGCAATGGGCAGCGACCCGGCCCAGCAGATGGCGGGAAAGCGAGGCTATGTGCTCAAAGAGATTGGGAACGATCTGGGAATCATGGATCAATGCTATGAGAATTACACCCGTCTTCCCATTGCCGTGCTCTACGGCAACGACACCCACGAGAGCGAGATTGTGGGGCTGCGAGAATCCATTGACTGCTACGACTTTGTAAAATCTGGATTCGCCAATCAGATTGATGCATCTGGGGTGTATTGGCTTCTGAAAAACACCGGTGCAATGGATGACCCCGACCTTGCCAAGTTCGTACAGCGCATTCGGTCTGTCCGGGCTGCAGCTGTCGAAGGAGACGTGGATGGTGGCGCAGATGCCACGCCTGTGACGCTGGACGTGCCCGTAGAAGCCAGAAAGACGATGCTGGACATCCTGCGTCGGGACCTGTACGAAGATGCCCAGATGCTTGATGTGGCGGCCCTGGCTGGGGCTGAAAAGACCGCCACGGAGATTGCGGCAGCGTATCAGCCACAGGATAACAAATGTGCGGACTTCGAGTACTTTCTGATTGCTTTTATCCGGCAAATTTGCGCCGTGGCCGGTATCGATAACCCGGAACCCTCTTTCAAGTGGAACAAAGTAATCAACCAGGCGGAGGAAACAAGCATGATCCTCTCCGCTGCGGAATATCTGGACGATGAAACCATCCTCAACCATCTGCCCTTTATTCTCCCCGAAGAGGTGCCGGACATCCTGCGCCGCCGGGACGAGGCCGATATGAAGCGCATGGGGGCGTTGGAGAATCAGTTGTTGCAGAATCCGCAACAGTTCCAAGAGAACCAGGGGGAACAGAAGGAACGGCAGGAACAGCAGCCGCCGGAGGGCTAACCTATGGCCGACTATGGGCACCGGGAGACGGACAAGCGGCTAGAGGTAATGGAAAAACGGATCTCCAAAGTCTATGCTGATACCCTGGAGGAAGCAAAAACCAAGCTGACCGCCGTGCTAAAAGAATTCCAGGAGGAGGATAAAAAAAGAGCCCAGCTTGTGGCTGATGGGAAGCTAAAGAAACGGGCCTATGTGGCATGGAGGCAGGAGCTTTTGGGTAAAGCAAAGCACCTACAGGATATGATCGATGTGCTGACGGAAGATTTTACCAACGCCGACAAAATCGCTATGAACATCGTATCTGGGGAGGCCACTGGTGTTTATGCCCTAAACGCCAATTACGCTGCCTATGAAATCGAACAAAAGGCTGGAATTAATCTATCCTGGACCCTTTACGACCACAGCACCGTGGAACGCCTGATTAGCGAAGAGCCGGACTTGCTTCCCCTTCCCTCGGTTAACATTCCATTGGATCAGCAGTGGAACAAAAAACACATCACGGCGGCAATCAACAGGGGCATTCTCCTGGGCGACCCAATCCCAGATATTGCCCAGCGGCTTTTGAATGTGGCAAATATGGATCTCAACGCCGCCATACGGAGTGCCCGGACGGCCACCACTGCGGCGGAATGCTCAGGGAGAATCAACGCCTACAAGCAAGCGGCAGCTATGGGAATCAAGCTGAAACAAATGTGGCGTGCTACTCTCGATGGGAAGACACGGCACGCCCACCGGCTGCTTGATGGGCAAATGGTGGATATCGGCGAGAAATTTAAGGTTGACGGATACGAGCTGGAATACCCCGGAGACCCAAGCGCACCGGGATATTTGGTGTACAACTGCCGTTGCACCGTTGTATCTGTGGATAAATTCCACGACCCCAACGCCCCGAGGGCTTCAAAGCTGGGTAATTTGAGCTATGAGGAGTGGAAGGCTGGGAAAGAGGTTAATGCTACGAATAAGTGGGGAACTTACATTGGGAATGCGCAAAATAGTGTTGATTATTCACTAGAAAATGGTATAATTAATATAGGCAGGAGTCTTGGTGCGAAAGTAAAAAACTATGATGTTAAACTCCCAAACAGGGAGATTGTGCATTTGACAGAGGGAACATCTGTAACCCACGTCAATATTATTGCTGGAAAAGGCAGAAATCGTAAAATCGATATTGTCAACGTGCTTTTGGATAGATACCCCGGAACGCAAGAATCAGAATGGGTAAAAGCAAAAGGGGTTGGATATATTGATTATGATGGTGAAAGCTACAAAGCAGAATTGCATTGGTATGAGGAGCCAAGTATAGGCCGTGTAGAATGGAAGGTGAAACCTGATGCAGATGGAAACTGGTTTATCGAGGATGATTAATGAAAAAATTAAGGTTGTTTACATCGGGGATGATGACCCGTTGGCCTTAAGAAACGGGAAAACTTATATTGCACGTATTCTGCAAAAAGGATGGCTTGGTGTAGTTGACGAATCCGGAGAAGAATATGCTTATCCTCCAGAACTGTTTACGGAGGTAAAATAACATGGCAAACCACAGCCACAGTTCCAGCGGAGGCGGCGGCTTTCGTGTAGATCTTGATATAACAGATTTCACGCAGGAGATTTCAGAGGGCATCAAAGCGGCCATTCGCCGGGCATTGGTGCGAATCGGGCGGGAATGCGAAAGATACGCAAAAGATTTGTGCCACGTTATCACCGGTCGACTGCGAAACAGCATTACAAACTATGTGGATGGCAACGCTGTGTATATCGGAACCGATGTTGAATATGCGAAGTTTGAGGAAGAGGGCACAAGCAGAAGACCACCGCACCCATTTCTACGCCCTGCTGCTGAGGGGCATATTGACGAATGGCGGCAAATCCTAGAGGACGAGCTGCGAGGCAGTTAACTTGCTAGTAACTTGCCCAAAATACATATCCCCTCCCCTACCCCGTGGCGGTTATCCGCTGCGGGGTTTTTGTTTTGCCAATGTGGGAAAATTTTCTTGATGAAGGCGTTTTTGCGTATCACGGCCCTATTTACATGATATGATAAATGCGTAAAATGATTAAACGTTTTTTTATTTTTTGAGGATCCGGGCATGAACGAACAAATGATAAAGGCTATTGAGGCCATTTTGAAGCGTGGGAATGATGCCGAAATACGGCGCAAGGGCGGCGGGTATGTCGTCCTGGAAGTAAAAAAAACAATCAAATATTCTACTCCAACATAATTGGGTGTTGGAAAGGGCAATTGGAGCCGAGCAAGACGCAAAAATGCGGTTTGTTCGGCTCTTTTTTTGGTAAAACCCGCAAAAGAACAGCGGTTTTTATATCACAGTCGTCCCCGAGGTACAGGGGCCGAAGAAAAGGAGACTGAAAAAAATGGCACTTACAAGAAAGCTGCTCAAAGGCATGGGGCTGACCGACGAACAGGTTGACACCATCATTGAGGCACACACCGACACCGTGGACGGCCTGAAAGACCAAATTGCCACCTACAAGGCTGACGCTGAGAAGTTGCCTGGAGTCCAAAAGGAATTGGACGACCTGAAAAAGGAGGGCGCTGACGGCGGCTACAAGGCCAAGTACGAAAAGGAGCACAAGGACTTCCAGGCTTACAAGGATGGGATCACCGCCAAGGAAACCGCCGCCGCCAAGGAAAAGGCGGCAAGAGCGTATTTCGAGAGCAAGGGTATTCCGGCTGAAAGTATGGCGCTGGTAATCCGTGGCGCGAAAGCGGAAATCAGCGGTTTGGAGCTGGACGGTGAGAAAATCAAGGACAGCAAGGCTCTGGACGCACTGCTGAACGGCGATTACAAGGGCCTGGTGGGAAGGACCACCAAGACCGGAACCGATACCCAGACTCCGCCTGAGACGTCTGGCGGTAAGATGACCAGAGACCAGATCATGGCGATTACAGACCGCACAGAACGCCGGGCTGCAATCGCAAAAAACATGGAGCTCTTCACGGGCGCACCGAATGAAAATGGAGGATAATAATGGCAGCAGATGAAAAGCTGATCAAGAAAAGCGACCTTGCGAGGGTCCGAGAAATTGAATTCGCTGAAATGTTCGGGTACTCCATCAAGAAGCTGACGGAGGCCCTGGGCATTACCAGAAAGATTGCCAAGCAGGCGGGCACTGTCCTGAAAACCTACAAAGCAACCGGCACCCTGGAAGACGGTGCCGTTGGCGAGGGTGAGACCATTCCCCTGAGCAAGTACAAGACGGTTCCTGTTACCTACAAGGAAATCACCCTGAACAAGTGGCGAAAGGCCACTTCCGCAGAGGCGATCACCGACCGTGGATACGACCAGGCCGTGCAGATGACTACGGACGAAATGCTCCGGGACGTTCAGAAGGGCATCCGGAAGAACTTCTTCACTTTCCTGGGCACCGGTACTGGCGTAGCGTCCGGCACCGGCCTACAGGCCACATTGGCCCAGTCCTGGGGACAGCTCCAGGTGCTCTTTGAGGACGATGAAATCAGTGCTGTGCACTTCCTAAATCCCCTGGACGTGGCGGACTACTTGGCTACGGCCAATGTGTCCACCCAGACCGCTTTTGGCATGACCTACATCGAAAACTTTCTTGGCCTGGGCACTGTGATGATGAACTCCAGTGTTCCCAAGGGTAAGGTGTATTCCACGGCCAAGGACAACATTGTCCTGTATTACATCCCTGTGAACGGGGCCGACCTCAATCAGGCCTTTAACTTCACAGCTGACGCTACCGGCTATATCGGTATCCATGAGGAGCCGGACTACACCAACATGACCGCAAGCGACACCGTGGTTTCCGGTATCGAGCTGTTCGCCGAAAAGATGGACGGCGTTGTTGTCGGCACCATCAATGCGGTGGGGGGGGTAAAAGCGGCCCTGACCACTGATAACACCGCACCGGCAGCCGTGGACTTTGACGGGATGACGAAAGACCAGCTTTTGGAATACGCCAAGGAAAACGGCATTGCCGGAGTCAGTGCCGCAATGAACAAAGCGGATATTCTGACCGTCGTTAAGGGTCAGTGAAAGGAGGGGGAAACATGGGGCAGACAACGCCCGTAAGTCTATATGAGCTGCTTATGTACCTGCGGAATTTCTTTCCCGGTGAAAAGTGGCAGTTTTTTGGCGAGGATATCACGGAGAGGCGTCTGCTCCTCCCCGGCCTGGAAAACGGAGACTATTACCTGATCGAAGGAAGCCGCCGAAACAACGGTATCCATGTATACGGGAACTCTGATTTGCGTAATGAGACCTACAGTGGTATCGTGACCGAGCTTTGCATCCCTACGGATCTGCTGATTCTGCTGGATGAAATTAACGACTGGCAGGAGAAAAACGCTGAGGCTTTGCAAAGCCCGTATCAGAGCGAATCGTTCGGTGGGTATTCGTACACTAAAGCAAGCGGAAGTAGCGGCACAGGCGAAAGCATTAGCTGGAAAACGGTCTTCGCCCACCGCTTGCGGACATGGAGGAAGCTATGAGTCTACTGGACAATTTTTTGAAATATAAATGCGTCCTGATGGAGAAGAAACGCACTCCTGATGGGGCGGGCGGCTGGATCACGGAATGGGCGGAAGGGGCGGAGTTTGACGCTAATATCGTCCTGGACCAGTCCCTACAGGCCAGAGTGGCTGAAAAAGAGGGTGTTACCTCTGTTTACACCGTGACCACCAGGCGGAGCACCGTTTTGGAATTCCACGACGTTTTCAAACGTTTGTCCGACGGCACGATTTTCCGGGCAACCAGCAATGGGGCTGATAAGCAGTCCCCCAATGCTGGCACCCTGGATATGTGCCAAGTGACGGCGGAGAGATGGGAGCTGACCCAATGACAGCGGACAAGGCCCTCCATCAGTTTTTTAACAGCTTTGGTATTCCTGCCTTCCCGGAGACATCTGTTCCGGACGGGCAGGTAATGCCATATATCACATATTCCTTCGCCACGGCTGGATTTGATGATCTGCCTGTTGGACTGGTGGTGAACATCTGGTACAAGACCGAATCCGAGGCAGTACCCACAGCGAAGGGGATGCAAATCGGGGACGCAATAGGCCGGGAAGGCTGTCTGGTTAATATTGACGGCGGCTATATCTGGCTTACAAAAGGCTCCCCATTTTTGCGGGCCGTTCCGGATGAGGAGAACACCATCAAACGGCGGAGCTTAAATATCACCGCCGAATTTTTTGTTTAGGAGGAAAACACCTAATGGCAAATATGTTTACTCAGATTTCTTCTGAGGCTTTCAAAAATATTCAGCGGGGCGCAGGTATGATTCTGAACAAGTTCGACCCCGCAAAGCCTGCAAAGCCTGCGGACGCGGACATTGTGTGCGCTACTACCGGCGGCATTCAGGCCAGCTGCGTGGCGAACTACGTTGATGACGGCGAGGACATTGACAATGTGCCCAACAACACCAAGGAGCTGAAGCAGCTGGAAAGCTGGGAGTGCAAAATGAGCTTTACGATGGTAACCATGACCGCCGCCGCCCTGAAGCTGGCTTTTGGCGCGGCTACCGTAAATGGGAACAAGATTGTTCCCAAGGCCGCACTGGAAAGCACTGATTTTACCGACACGCTGTGGTGGGTTGGCGACATGGGCGACGGCGGTCTGGCCGCTATCTGCCTGAAAAATGTGCTGTCTTCCGGCGGTTTCAGCTTGCAGACCACCAAGAACGGCAAGGGCCAGGTCAGCGTGGAGCTGCTGGGCCATGTTTCCATTTCCGCACTGGACGAAGTTCCCATGGAATTCTATGTGCAGGAAAACATTGCAGCGTAAAGGAGAAAAGGAATGAAATTTCTGTTTGATTTGCCCAATGAGCAGCTGCTACCCGCGACTTGCGACCTTGCTGACGCTGTGGAGCAGCTTGTCAAGGTAAGCAATATTATGGCGCTGCGGACTCCCGTTGCAGATGGAGAAAACAAGGAAACTATTGCAAAGCGGAATTTCAAAAAAATTTATTTCCGGCTTTGCAAAGAATACCCCAAGGAGACCGGCGCTGTGCTGGATAGGCTGTGGGTGCTGGAAGATGGCGAGAAAGCGCCGAACGCCATTGTGACGGCCAGTATTGTGCTGTTACGCAAGGACGTTATCAGTTTTTTTACATCGTTGCTTCAGCTGGCGCAGTAAGCTATCGGCGGGCGCTGTTTTCGATTCCTCCTGCGTGGTTCCCGATATGCGAATTTCGGCACATTTTGGCAAAAATCACAGATGAAATAAATCTGGAAAATCAGCGAAAGACTATCATTTGCTATTTTGCAGATGCCATTATGAGCATATCCAAGAATACAGCAATGGTTGTGAATGGCGAATATGTGCAGACACGGTTGGCTGATTTTTTGGAACCGCCGGACAACGATGACCGGAGTGCGGAGGAAATCATTGAGGATATAAGCGAAAAGCTGGAAAAGATTGGGGGTGGAGACAATAGCGAGTTTGCTTGATCTGTTTGTGCAAATCAGTGTAGACGATAAGGCGAGCAACAAAATTGGGAATATCAGCAAAAAGGCAACAACTGCTTTTAGCAAGATTGGGAATGCAGCCGGGGCCGGGATGAAACTTGCCGCAAAAGGCGCAACTGTTGCCGCTGGTGCTATTGCTACTCTGTCCACAATGGCCGTCAAAACCTATGCAGATTATGAGCAGCTTGCTGGCGGCGTTGAGACGTTATTTGGTGCAGGTGGGAAGAGCCTGGTTGAGTATGTCAATGCGGTTGGCAAATACTCACCGGAAATCAGCGCACAATACAACGACCTTATGGCAGCGCAAAATAAGGTTATGTCAGATGCCGACGAGGCGTATAAAACTGCCGGACTTTCTGCCAACGACTATATGGAGACGGTCACAAGTTTTGCCGCCGCTCTAAATAGCAGTTTAGGCGGGAATACCCAGAAATCGGCTGAATATGCCAATATGGCCGTTGTTGATATGGCCGATAACGCCAATAAGATGGGCAGCAGCATGGAAAGTATCCAGAATGCCTATCAAGGGTTTGCTAAGCAAAACTATACCATGCTGGACAACCTGAAACTTGGCTACGGCGGCACAAAAACCGAAATGGAGCGACTGCTGGCTGACGCAAGCAAAATTTCCGGGAAGAAATTTGATCTGTCGTCTTACGCTGATGTTGTTGAGGCAATCCACACTATTCAGACCGAGATGGGCATCACAGGGACTACGGCAGAGGAAGCCGAGCATACCATTTCCGGATCTGTGAACGCCATGAAAGCGGCATGGACGAACTGGCTGACAGGGCTAGGTAACAGCAAAGCCGACATTGGCAAATTAACGACGCAGCTAATTGATTCCGCAAAGACTGTACTTGCAAATGTAATGCCTGTGGTTAGACAAGTGCTTACCACACTGGGCGACGTTATCAGTAACGACGCACCTGCAATCATCGAAGAAGGGCTTTCATATATTTTGAATGCTGCACCGCAATTGTTAGAGATGGGTGGGCAACTGATTTCTTCACTTGTTGATGGAATAATTGCAAATTTGCCGCAAATCCTTAGTGCTGCAACGCAGCTGATAACCATGCTTTGTAACGGTATTATGGAATCTGCATCACAGATACCCGAAGCAGTTACAGAGATTATCACCCAGCTGGTTAATTTCATTGTTGCAAATGCACCGCAATTGTTGGTGGCTGGTGTTACACTTGTCCTATCATTAATACAGGGACTAGTCAAAGCTATTCCAGATATTATACAAGCTATTCCGCAGCTTATTGACGGAATTGTGTCTGCCTTTGATAATGCTTCGTCTCAGATTTTGGGTATTGGTAGACAAATTGTGCAAGATATTATAGATGGTATATCAAGCGCATGGGATGGCCTTGTAAGTTGGTTTAACGGCTTGTGGGATAGCCTGTTCGGCGGGAGGTCTGTAAGTGTTGGCGTAAGCTATGAAGATGGAAGTCACAGCGGGATTGGCGGACATTATGCAATCGGCCTGGACTATGTCCCCTACAACGGGATGCCCGCTATCCTACACCGAGGCGAAGCAATCCTGAACGCCCCTGAGGCAGAAGACTGGCGCAGAGGCCGGGGGCGTGGCAACAGCCAGGGGATCACCATTGTGCAGAATATCCAGTCCGTGCCACAGACTCCTATCCAGCTGGCGGCGGCAACACAGGCCATGTTTGAGCAAGCGAGGTGGGCACTGTAATGGCACTCAACAATCTTTTAAAAACATTTGTTTATAAAAATGATGACGGCGAAGCCATTACCCTCACCTATGATGGGGGCTACCTCATCAGCAAGCCTGTGGGCATTGATACCGTAAGCGTTACCATCAGCGAGGCTCAGGGCATCGGGCAGACCGGGACTACCATCCGGTCTGCCAATGTGGACAGCCGCCCGGTGACCATTTCCGGCATTATCGTTGGAGACAGCCAGCCAGAGAAAAAGGAGCGGATTATGGAGGTTGTCCGGCCTGATCTGGGTGGGAAGCTCTTTTGTGATGACTACTACCTGGAGGTCCACCCTACCGACACACCCACCATCGAAGCCAAGCCCCGGCAGGCGAAATTCCAGTTTGCGCTCCTGGCCCCATATCCCTACTGGATGAAGGGTGAGAATGCCTATGCCGCCCTGAGCGGCGTAGAGAAACGGTTTAAATTCCCGTGGAATATCAGCAGACCTTACCGGTTTGGCGAGGTGGTTACACGGCAGTTTATCACCATCCATAACTCCGGACAGCTTGAAGTTCCGTTTACGGTTACCTTCACAGCCCTGGACGCTGTCACAAACCCGAAAATTATCGATGCCAAGACCAACAACTACCTGTTGGTGAAAAAGAGCATGGTAGCTGGTGAGCGGCTTGTGGTGGAAATCACCCACGACCGGGTATATGTCGTGTCCTCTGCGGATGGAGAGTGCCGTGGTGCTTTGGACATCAAATCCAAGTTCTACCGGCTGAGAGTTGGCGACAACGTCATCAAACCAGAAGCGGACAGCGGGAAAAATAATCTGAGCGTTTCTATCGACTACGCCATTGAGAAAACAGGAGTTGTGCTATGAGCCTGGAAATATATCCTGCGGACCTGTCCACCAGATATGGCCTGTATGCCGCTACCGCTATCACCATGAGCGAGAACTATAACGATGTGGGTAAAATCTCCATCGTTGTTGCGCTGGACAACTACGCTATTACCGCCTTAAAGCCCGGAAATATCGTGTATAACACGGCCCGGGGGACCACCTATATCCTGGTAAACGTAAAGAGCGACACCACAAAGCGGCTAATAACTGCCAACGGATACACCGCCGATTGGCTTTTGAACAAGCGGGTTGTGGCGGAAAAGAGACAAATCGTCACCATTGAGGCCGACACCTACGACCTGATTACCCGGAATCTCCGGGGCCTGAGCCGCATCGACTTAGCCCCGGTGAAAGGGTTGACGGAGACCTTCCAGAAGGACGACCCGGAGACCGAGGACGAAGACGAAAGCGTTATCAACGGCGGCCAGCTGCTGGACCGGGTGACGGAGGTTTTGGACTACGGAAAGCTTGGGCGGCGGATGCTGTGGGACACTGAAAAGCTGCGGTGGACCTTTGAGATATTCAAGGGCGTAGACCGCACCGATGGTATCCATGCCGTTGCTTTCGTGGAGGAGCAAGGTACCTGTACAGACCTGGTTATCAACGAGGACGATTCTACCTTTAAAAACTACGCCTGGATCGAGTACAAGCACAACGACATTACCTACAAAACCCAGGTTGGTACAGCCAAAGGTGACGACCGGCGGGAAGTGTGGATCGGCACATCTGTGATTGCGGAGCAAAATGAACCCCGAAAAGCCGTTATGAAGCGGGCCGAGGAACAGGCGGCGCTGGACCTGGGCAAGTATTTAAAGCGTACAAGCTTTACAGTGACCATCGATCCGGAGGAATTTGGTGTGCGATACGATATCGGAGACACAGTTTCCTGCGTATCTAACCGGTTCGGCGTATCCTTCCAGGCCCAGGTGACCGGATACTCTTACAAACTGGATAGCAACGGCGAGACCACCAGCATTGTGCTGGGCGAACCGACTTTGACGGCGATTGACGAGGTGATTTTAAAACATGGAAATTAAGAGCTTCCCGAACAACAAAGACGAATACCAGGGTGCTCAGGATGTTATGCGCTGGCTGCATGGGCGGACCTCAGGCGTGTTTGGGGCGGAGAATAATGCCGCTGTGAAGTCCGCCGGGGGCATGGTTGTAAGCGTCACTGACGGTGTGGGCTGGATCACCAATGCCGATGCCGACGGCGTGGTTTGGTGGAACAGTACCCAGAAGGACAGCGGCAACCCCATAAAACTGAGCCTGTCCCCTGCTGATTCCGCCCTGGACCGGATAGACCGGATCATCGTAGAATGGAAAACCACCGGATATGCCGACCTACCGGAAATCAAGGTCCTTGCGGGTACATCCGCCATTACCGCTGTCCCCCCTGCCCTGACCAACAGCGACGCTTTACGGCAGCTGAGCTTGGCAAGGGTTAGCATCAAGGCAGGCGCTACCAGCATCACCGCCGCTGATATCACAGACGAGCGGCTGAACCCGTCCGTCTGTGGCCTGGTGACGGAGCAGGTGAAGATTGATACCAGCGTGATGCAAAAGCAGTTTGAGGGGCTGCTATCCTCCATCCAGCAGCAGTTGGAGGACCTGCAAGGGGGTACCGCCGTGGAGTTGAAAAAGCTGCTGTTTAAAAACACCACCGTACCCGCATCCGCATTTTTGGAAAACAGCACCTACGACGCAGAAGGTTTCCCATATCGGGCCGCCGTGGCACTGGAAGGGGTGAATGCCTCAATGATTCCTGAGGTGGTATACAGTGTAAAGGCCGCCGCAAATACAGATTTTGCGCCTGTGGCTGAGAGCTATAACGGCGGTATCTACATCTATGCCGGATCACAGCCGGAGGAAGCTGTGGATATCCCGACAATCATCTGCTGGAAGGGGTGATAAACATGATTGGACCGACAAACGCCCGTGGCGGTGGTGGGCTAAACCTAAAAGTTGTAGGCGGCACCACACAGCCCACGAACCCACGGGAAAACACCATATGGATTAACACTACTACAGCCATTACCGGCTACGCACTCAGCCCCACACAGCCTGAGAACGGCACAGAGGGCCTGGTGTGGATTAAAACGGCAGACACCGGCGTGGAAATCAACGTGGGGCGGAAAAATGCGGTGCTGCTGCATTTGGCAGGTGGGACGCTGTACACAGGCGGGAAATGGGCTAGTGTTGATGCTTGGGCATACATCAACAGCATATGGAAACAATTTTCTATCGCTTTTGATGGCAGACTATACGACAACGGAGACCAATGCACTGATGTAACCGGCGGATGGGGTATAACAGATTACAAATACGTTAATAGTGCTGGTAAAGAGTCTGATCCTGGCGCCGGAAAGTTAGAGTCAGATTCCATGTATATAGCATCTACCAGCCCCAAGATGACAATGCTAGGGACGGCAAAACCAATAGATCTTGACGGGCTAAAAACTCTTACTGTGGATTGGAAGGTGCTGAAGTGCTACGACGGTGCGACGAATGCACTTATGTTGGATATTCAGCGTGAAAAAAAAGCAGGAACATCAATCGCAATCGCAACACTTGGCTCAGGAAAAGCAGCAAAACGCTTAACAAGTACATTAGATATTTCTAGCCTATCTGGTAAGGCATATGTGGTTGTTAGAGTAACCGTTACCTCTGCTGGTTCCTCCGGCAATATCTATTCCATAAAGGCAAGTTAGGAGGTGCGCACATGACAATCTACATCGACACCGATTATAAATGCCACACCGCGCCCGGAATCGGTCTGACCGCCGTGGAGACTGACGCATTCACCGGCAAGTGCCCCGCCTACATTGAGGGCTACCGCTTTGTTCCATCCGGCTCTACCTGGGTACGTTCTGATGGCGCAATTTTCCAGGGCGAGATGGTTGCCCCCTGGAAGCCCTGGGATGAGCTGGATGCCGCCCAGCGGGAGTATGAGAGAGAGCAGTATGCAGCCGTGTCCGCGCAGAACGCCGAGTACGAAGCCGCCTTGTCCGAGATTGAGACTGCGCTGGGGGTGATGTGATGACCATCGAGGAACGGAAACAGAGAATCCTTGCAAAGATTGCAGAAATGAAAGCAGAGGGCGCAGACATGAAAAATGCGTTGACCATTTTGGAGGTTAAACCTGATGCAGAAGTGGAGTAATGGAGCCAAAAAGCGGCTGGTGGAAATCCATGCCGCCGAGGATGGGGAGCAGGATATGAGAGCCATTGCGTCGGCCTTTGCCAAGCTCCCGCCTGGCCAATTGAAAAAAGTCCTTACAGAGGATATTATTGCAATTCTGGCAAAGTATGGGGTGGTGATTGGATGACAACCGCAAATCGTGTTGTCCCAGACCGGTATGGCGTAATCAATATCGGAAAATTGAAAGAAAACCTGGTGACCGAGGTGGCGCTCCCTGCTCCGGGGTTTGAGGGTGGCAGTTATGTTGTGCTGCTGCGGCGGCCCAAAGAGGAGCAGCCCTACCCAGTATCCGCACGGCATGATGGTAGCAGCCTTGTGTGGACGGTGCAAACCGCTGACACGGCCATTGCCGGAATGGGCAAACTGGAATGCCGGTGGTATGGCGACAACGGCGAGGTAGCCAAGAGCCAAACCTACACAGTGCGCATTACCGACGGTCTGCCGGACCCAACCGAGGCCCCGGAGGCCTGGGCGGGATTTATGCAGCAGGTAAACCGGGACGCTGGCCGGGCGGAAAGCGCCGCAGATAATGCCGCCAAGACTCTGCAAAAGCTGGAAGACGGCATCGCCTCCGGGGATTTCCGGGGAGAGAAAGGCGAACAGGGAGAAAAGGGCGAAAAGGGAGACAGGGGCGAGGTGGGCCAAACTGGCCCCCAGGGATTGACTGGCCCAGCCGGACCCAAGGGAGACCCCGGCCCCCAAGGGCCGAAGGGTGAAGCTGGCCCCTCCGGTGACACCACCGCCGCCGACGCTGCGGCAGCAGCAGCAAAGCAAGCCGCCAAGGAAGCCCAGAAAGCGGCGGAAGCGTCCGCCGGTTCGGCGGCGCAGGCGGCGGAATCTGTCGGCGGGCTGGCGGATGATCTGGAGGCCACCCGGAAAGATGTTGCCAAGATGAAACGGGCTATCCAATTTCAGGCGGAACTCAATAAGGGGCAGACCTGGGATTTTGAGACAGATAGCCAGGAGGCATACCAGAGGCAGGTGCCCAGCGGCGCCAAGGCCGGTGCGGTGATGGAGTGGGGAGGGAAGACCAGGCGGGGGAAAAATGTGATTCCGCTTGTGCTGTCCAAAAGCGAACAAAACGTATTTGCGCAAGTATCCGGGGTGACCATCTCTGTAAAAAACACTGCGGCCACGAATTGCTATCCGCAAACAGAGTGGTTTGAGTTGCCCGCTGGAACGTATTGCGCAGTCCAGAGCGATAAAAACATCGAGACGTACTTGCAGCTTGCGTCGGGCGACTATTCCCACACATTAAAAGGGATGGGGTATATAGTTTGTACTCTGGATGCGGCAACACCAGTTCGCTATATGCTTTCTGTTGGTGCTGGAATTAATATCAGCATGGCCATTCAAACCGTGCGGGGATCTACGCCAGACTACGACTTCGAGGCCTACACACCGGAGCTGGTGAGTGCACTGGTGGATGAGGTGCGGGTCGCCGGGAAGAACGTAGCCCAACCCATATCGGCTTTTTCCAAATCTGGCGTTACAATGAGCGTCGATAAGGATGGCGTCTACCACTTTTCAGGCACTGCAACAGCAATAGTCATCGCCACAAGCAAAAAATTTACGCTCCCTGGTGGAACGTACACCGTTAGTGTTGAGGCAGCGTTTCCAGCTAACGTGTATGTATCAATATCATCGATCACAGCGCTGATGGTGGGACCGAATACGGTGAAAACGGGAAATTTTAATGGAGGCGTTGCGTACGTATACCTTTATATTGGCAAAGGTGTAGTTATGGATAATGTCTCCATCGCATTCCAGGTAGAGCGTGGTACCACCCGCACGGCCTATGTGCCTTACCAACAGCCAAGCACCTACCCCATCCCCACTGCCGTCCAAGCCCTCCCCGGCTACGGCTGGAGTGCTGGAAGCGTGGCCAATACGGTGGAGCGGACAGAAAACGGATGGCAGTATGTCCAGCGGGTGGGGAGTGTGGATTTGGGGACGCTGCAATGGGAATACAGTGCATCTAAGCTGCTCTTTAGCGCAAATGTTGATGGTGTTGTGGATACCGGGAACTCCGGATATACTAAGCTGGAATGTGCGGTTTTGATGCCTGGCAAAGCTTTTTGGGGGAATATCACCGATGGCGACGGAGAAATCACGATTAACCACGGTATTGCAATTGCGCGGAAAATGGCATACGGCAATGTTGAGGATTTTACATCTTATGTATCCGGGCACCCCCTCTACTACGCACTGGCCACCCCCATCACCACCGACATCACCGCCCTGATGGGCGATTCTCTGGCCCCCTTTGCGGTGGAGGCTGGCGGCTCTATCACCCTCCACCACCCCAAGGCGGATGAGGGCTTTGCCATAGATGTGCCCGCAAAAATCCAGTACATTACCAAGTTGAGCGAGGTGAGCGCCAATGGATAACACCAAAACCGCCCTCCTGGGCCTGGTTGGGGCCACGGAGGAGGAGACCCAGCCCAGCCCCACCACCACGGGGGAACGGCTGGACAACCTGGAAACCACAACGGATGATATCATCCTGATGATGGCGGATTTGATTGGAGGTGAATAAAAAATGAAAACCCTGAACGCTTTGAAGCTGCGCATCATGGTGCGGGCTTTTGAAGTGCGCATCAAGCACGGAGAAAGCTTTGTGGAGATCGCTGAGGACTACCCCAGGCTTACCGTGGACGACCTGGAGGCAATCCGGGCGGCCCTGAATCTGGAGTGAGGTGAGAGAAAATGACCACACGACAAATCCAAAACCTATTGGATTACTTAGGTTACGACCCAGGCCCCATTGACGGAGCCAACGGCCCCAACACGGAGGACGCTGTGAGGGCGTTCCAGGCGGCGGAAGGGCTGACGGCGGACGGCATCCCCGGCCCTCTCACCGAGGCCAAACTGCTGGAAGCTGTTGCCGCCGGGCGGGTGTATAAGCCTCCCGACAAGGTCCCGGCAACATCCCAACCCACCGGGACAGCTGACGCTGCCAAGTACCTCCGCTCTGATGGCTGCTACCATATCCCCAGGGGGGTGGATGTGCGCTTATCCAAAAACCTGATGGCACATGAGGTTGTCTGTCAGGGCAAGGGCTGCTGCACAGAATCCATAATCAGCAAACGGATGGTTGATACCTACCAGGATATCCGGGACGAGTACGGCGACGCTATCGAGATCGCAACAGCTGGCGGCTCTGGGTATCGATGCGATACACACAACCGGGAAGTCGGCGGTGCAGCTGGAAGCCTACATAAACTGGGATGTGCTTTTGATATGCATTGCCGGGACAAGTCCAAGCTGCTTGGCATTGTAGAGCGCAAAATTACGGACGGTGAAATCGGGGTGTACTCCACGTTTATCCACGGTGGTGTGTGGAATCGAGGCTATGTAAACCGATTTAAAGGAAAGTAAGGAGGACAACCATTTGAGCGAATGGATTAAAACCGCTATCACCATTCTGCTGGCGTTTGTCGGTTCGGCGGGCTTCTGGGGATTCTTGGAGGCCCGCCGGAAGAAAAACGATGCGAATACCCGGCTGCTGGTGGGAATGGCCCACGACCGTATCGTTTACTTGGGGATGAAGTACATCGAACGTGGATACATCACCAGAGACGAATATGAAAACCTCAACGACTACTTATATGAGCCATACGCCGCCGCTGGCGGAAATGGTTCTGCAAAAAGAGTTATGGAGGAAGTACGTAAAATACCGTTGCATAATTAAGGAGGAAAACAATATGCTGATGGAAAACAAGGTTTATGATGTCCTGAAATTCCTGGCCCTGGTGGTTCTGCCCGCCCTGGCTACGTTTTACACAGCCATTGCGGCGGTGTGGGGACTTCCCTACACGGAGCAGGTGGTTGGTACCATCACGGCAGTGGATACCCTGCTGGGCACGCTGCTGAAAATTTCCAGCGACAACTACAAAAAGCAGGAGGACTAAGTGATAAGTGGATAAAATCCCGTGGAACCGGGTGATATTGGATGAGTTTTGTTCCCTGGCGCTCTTAACGCCGCTGGAAGAAAACATAATCCGCACCCGGGCCGCCGGATGGAGCCGTGTACAGCAGTGCCACGCTTACGGTATGTCCCTTGCCACGCTAGACCGCCATATCAAAAAACTGCGCAAGCAATACGAGACGGTGCAGGAGTACAGCTATGTACTCCCCCACAATATCGACTTCTGACAGTTTTTTGACAACTATATGATTGTAAATCGGTAGGAAAACGATAGTTTTTCTACCGATTTTTTTGTTATCCTATGGGCAGAAAGGGGCGGTGCCTATGGGAGCATACAGGCCATATAATCCAAACCCACGGGCTGCCAAAGTGGGAGATTGCGCTGTCCGGGCCGTAGCCAAGGCGTTGGGAATTGACTGGTATCAATCCTACATTGAGTTAGTCAACGAGGGCTTGGAGCAGTGCGATCTGCCAAGCGCAAACAATGTGTGGGGCGCTGTCCTCCGGCGGCATGGATTCCGGCGGGCGGCAATCCCAGAAGAATGCCCGGACTGCTACACCGTGGGTGATTTTATCCGGGAACACCCGGCAGGAACCTACATTGTGGCCCTGAAAAACCACGTTGTAACTGTGGAGGACGGCGTGTTATACGACACCTGGAACTCTATGGACGAAAACCCAATCTATTTTTGGAGGCGTGAATAATGGCGTATCCTTATCCTTACAGCGCACCCTACGGGGCGCAGAGCTATTTCCAGGGGGCACCTGGCGGCTATAGCCAACCAATGCAGATGCCGATACAGCAACCTACAGCACCAGTACAAGCCGCTCAGGCGACGCAGGACGACCGCATCTGGGTATCGTCTGAGTCTGCGGCTGAGTCATTCCTCGTGGCCGCTAATGGCTTTGTACGCCTCTGGGACAGCAACAAGCCTGTATTTTATGAAAAACGGGCCGACATGAACGGGCGGCCCATGCCGCTGGTAGCGTATGAATATAAGATACGTGATGCAAGCGCAGGACAGGAAACGGTTAGCGCAGGATTTGAGCAGCGGCTTTCTGCGGTAGAAGAAAAGCTCAAAAAAATGATGGAGGGACAGAACAATGATGCCTAACCCTATGCAGATGATCTCCCAATTCCCGCAGTTTATGCAGCAGATGAGAGGCCAAGACCCCCAGCAATTGCTTAATCAGCTGATGCAGAGTGGCCGGGTGAATCAGCAGCAACTCAACCAGGCCCAGCAGATGGCACAGCAGATGCAGGGGCAATTTGAGCAGTTCCGGGGGATGTTCGGTTTCGGTAACAAGCGGTAAAACGCTGTTATAAATATATTATTATAGGAGGAATAAACAAATGGCAATTGGTAGTGAAATGTCTCCTGCCGATATTCGTGCCTGCACCGAGGGCAACAACGGATATGGTGGCGGCATGGGCTGGGGCGGTGATTGGTCTGCGTGGATCATCATCTTCCTGATTTTCGGGTTCTTCGGCTGGGGCGGCAACGGCTGGGGCGGCGGCTTCGGCGGTGGCAATGGCGGTGTAATGGATGGGTATATCCTTACTTCCGATTTTGCCAACATCGAGCGAAAGATTGACGCTGTGAACAACGGCGTTTGTGATGGTTTTTACGCCATGAACACCGAAATGCTGAATGGTTTTGCCGGAGTAAACCAGAATTTGAACAACGGCTTCCAGGCGGCTGAACTGGCACGGTGCAACCAGCAGGCGGCGCTGATGCAGCAGCTCTTCCAGATGCAGATGGCACAGCAGCAGTGCTGCTGCGAAAACCGGGCGGCTATCCAGGGCGTGAACTACAACCTGGCAACCCAGAGCTGTGAAACCCGGAACACGGTGCAGAATACCACCCGGGACATCATCGACGCTATGAACTGTGGTTTCCGGAGCATCGATCAGCGACTTACCGCTCAGGAATTGGCAGCGAAAGACCAGATCATCGCTCAGCAGAATCAGAAACTGTTTATGGCTGATCTAGCTGCAAGTCAGAGCAACCAGAATCAGGACATCAAGGGATACGTGCAGCAGCAGTTTACCTACTATAATCCCCAGGCCCGACCCGCCTACATTGTGCCGAACCCCAACTGTTGCGGTAACGGCTACGGCTGCGGCTGCGGAAACGTGGCGTAAGGAGGGCGGATCATGGCGGTTGAACTTACTGCAAACGCTGTCCAGGCAGTTCCGGCTGGGCAGAATGTGCTATTTACCGATACGCCGGTGAGATGTAACCGGGGGTATGTTGTTCACCGTGATGGGGCTGGCCTGGTTACCCTGCGGGGTATTTGTAACGGCTGCTCCACCCTGGCCAGGTATCGGGTGCTGTTTGTGGGCAATATCTCCGTTCCCACAGGCGGAACCGCTGGAGCTATCAGTGTGGCCCTGGCCCTGGGCGGTGAGGCCCTGCCTACCACTACGGCAACGGTCACTCCCGCAGCCGCTGGGGAAGCATTTAACGTGGCGACTTCCGCCTTTGTGGATGTGCCCCGTAACTGCTGTGTGGCGCTGTCCGTTCGGAATATTTCTGCCCAGGCCATTGATGTTGCAAACGCCAATCTGATGATTGAGCGTGTGGCGTAAAAACGGGAGGTGAACAAAATGAAGCATTTGGAAGATTTGCGGGATACCCTGTGCCGGGAGCTGGATGAAATCGCCGGAAAGGGCGAACTGTCCGCCGGCGCTCTCGATACCGTGGACAAGTTGGCCCACACCATCAAAAACCTGGACAAGGTGATGATGGGAGAAGGGTACAGCAGCGCCGGAGATTGGTACGCAATGGGAAACTACGGCGAACGGCCCGGATACCGGGACAGCGTGAGCTACCGGGGCCGGAAGCGGGACAGCATGGGCCGCTACAGCAGGGCCGATGCCAAGGAGGACATTGCCGACAAACTGCGGCGCATGATGGATGATGCGCCGGACAGCAGAACCCGGGAGGCTTTAGATAAGGCCCTCCGGTGCATGGAGGAATAAAGGATGCTTACAGAGCGGGATTTGCTGGAAACCATAGACGAGTGCAAAGCGGTACGGCGGCCCACGGCCTCCACCTGCCAGCTGATGGCCTCTTGCTATACCATCCTGGATCATCTATTCCCGGATGTCCCCCGCTCTGCTGATCCTGCCCCTGTACAGATGTATTCCATGTCCCAGGAGCCGGTAGACACCGGCGGAAGCGAGTTTGTCCAGACGGCCAAAAAAGCCGGGATTTCCCGGCTCCTGGACGTGCTGGATGAACACATGGATTGCATCCAGGCAATGTACCCCAAAGAGTATGCCGCTATCCTGCGGCGGCTAAGAGAATAAAGTATACTTGCAATATTCCCCGGGAAAGATTCGTTTCCCGGGGAATTATTTGTAAAGATTTGCGATTTACCTATTGACAATCCACCCAATGAGTGGTATAATGAAGACACTTAAGGGAGACATCCCAATAAACAAAAAGGAGATCATAAAAATGTACGCAGAATATCGTAGTAAATACGGGAAAATCGTCAAGCAGTGCCCAGGGCTTAATGAGTATTGGTACAAGGGAAAGCTCATTGCAGCAGGCAGCTCCATTTCCACCCCAAACCCGGATACTCCGCCAACAACGGAAGATTGGGCCTTTTGCGTTGCTCTCCGTGAACGCTCCTCAGAAGAATAACCACATTCCCCGCCCCGGAGGCACGAGGGCAGAAAGGCATAAGCATGGAAAACGTTATCATCGCATCATTTGACTCTTTCAACCAGCGCCGCTACTCCGCCCCATGGATTGCCAAGTTTGCAGCCGGAAAGTATGATTTTAAAACCCATGTTGGAATGTACACCGGCAACAGCAGAGACGGCGAAGCCGGTGACCTTGTGGTCTTCTCCCCTGAAGAAGGCCAGATTTACGCCTATGGGCAGAAGGACTACCGAGGAAATAACACAAAGCTTTGCTTTGCGATCTGGCAGAACGGTGGGTTCATCCCCTGCGATAAGCTGGGGCGGCCTAAAGAGTGAGAAAAAGCCCGCCGAAACCGGCGGGTCTCTCCTGGAGCATCAACTCTCGCTGATTCATCCATTTGCTTTTAAGCATTTATTTTTCAATCCACTCCCGTTTCTGGGAGACACCTGCAGTTTATCACGGCGAACGCCGAAAGTCAATAGGAGGAATTTTTTATGAAAGCTATGGTAGCCATCGTAAGCAGTGGTTTCGGCAATGTCCCAAACAAAACCTTGATTTATCGCCCAGAAGATTCTGAGAATGTTGAGTTCCAGTTCCGGGATCTTGTGTGGGATGCCCTTGAGGTGGAATTCCCGGATTCGTTCCAGTTTTTAGAGTGTATGGATGGAGAGTATCGTCTTTTCGACGGTCGTGGGGAATTACTTGAGGCTTTTAACTATCCAGGGGAGTCAATCATTTCCTTTGTTGCCAAATATAGCGATCGAGATGTGCGGATAACCGATGGAAAAGGCGTGTTCGGGTCGGACAGAGGCTTTACAAAATGATGGACGCCACCTTTACCGCCGTCCTCCGCCTATGGGAGCAGGATCTATCCCAAAAAGAGATAGCCCGCCGCCTGAATCTCTCTGAGCAAAAGGTCCGCCGGATACTTATAACCGCCGGGGCTATCCAGACGGAGGAATCCAGGCTCCACTCCCAGGGGCAAACCGTCGAGGAAATTGCCGCCGCACTTGGTAAAACGGTTAAGGCTGTGCAGGCCCGCGTCCCCTACGACAAGGGCATGTACAACGCCGAGTACCCCACCATCAACGCCCTGCGCATCCGCAAAACCCGTAAAAAGAGGAGAAGCAAAAAATGACGAGAGAATACTTTTCGCAGCTGATTGCCGAACTAGAAACCGTCAGCGACCTGCCTGCATACTACGCAGAGACCGACGGTTTCCGTGGCAGTGTAGATCGTCGGAACGCCTACACTGCATTCACACGCCCCTTCCGGGATATCGTAAACTACACCGGCTTGAGCCAAGCAAAATTTGCCAGGCTCTACAATATCCCACGTCGCACCGTGGAAAACTGGTGCAGTGGCTCCAGAGAGTGCCCGCTGTACACCAGTCTCCTTTTGCAAGAAGCTATTGGGCTGATTTCTTTTAGCAACTGATTACGCAAGCCCTCAAAAGGCTGGCTTTTCCATTGCCAATAGCGTTGCCAAAACTAGCCGGAATAAATTCCCGTGCACAGAAATTTATTCCGGCTAGTGGGAATATTTTCCACTATAATTATGCTTAATCACAGTAGAATTATGAATAAAGCAAAACAAAAGGCCCGCTTACCAAATGAAGCGGGCCTTTGAGCTTGGTGCGAGAGAGGGGACTCGAACCCCCATACTATTCACGTTAAGGCAGCATGTGTCTAGAGCGTTTTATTTTTTGTTGCCATCTCCGTTGCCAATTTTGCGTTTTTTTACTTCTTCAGGGGTGAAGAAATCACAGAAGTCTTTGGAACGTTTGGCGATATCCTTCTGGGCAATGTGGGTGTAGATTTTTTCCATTGTAGCGATATCTTCCCACCCTCCAATCTCAGCTGCTATAATTGCCGGGATACCCAAATGGTAAGCAAGGGAGGCGTAGCTATGGCGGAGGCCGTGAAGGTCTACGGCGGTCACACCGGCGGCCTGGCAAATCGTTTTGACCTTCCGAAGTACAGTATCCCCGCACTCCAGCACTACAGGCCCCTTCTTCTTTTCAACCTTTTCCAGAGCTTCGGCCAGAGGCTGAATGATTGGGATAGGGCGACGGGACTTCTTGCTTTTGTTCTGCGGTTTTTTTACCAGGCCGTTGTCCCCTACCACAGCCGCTCCACGGATGTAGATAGCGTTATTTTTTAGGTCCACATTGTCCCAGGTCAGGGCCAGGATTTCGGACCGGCGGAGGCTAGAGAGGCACAGAAGAGCCGGGATTTCCACATCCGTCCCCTTCACTGCCGCTACAAACTTATCGATTTCATCCGGATCAAGAAAAGGCCTCTCATAGTCTTCCCTTGGATATAGCATCACCTCCGGGCGCTTGGCACCGGCCTCCTCAATGGAGGAGGCAACAAAGGACCAGGCGTTTTTGATGTACTTGGGGGACATCCCCCGGCGGTGTTCCCTTCGGATTGCCTCTTGCCACTGATCGTCAGTGGCAGAGAAAATATTTTTGCGCATCATGCCTTGGAACATATTCCGCTTGAACTTGTTGTATCCACGGATTGTGGACGGCGATGCAAACCCTTCCCGAGCTGCTATATAGGCCTTCTCTGCCTCTTCCAAGGTTATGCTCTTCCCGCTCTTCTTCTCCTGAGCATCCACAACCTTGTTTTTGATACCCAGGTACTCTGCCACGCATTCTTCGTAGCTATCCTTTGTGATGGACACCCGGCGGCCATCCACCAGTACCCTGGTGTGCCACGCCCCGGAAGGAAGCTGCTCAATCTTGGGCAGGCGGATATCCGGCGCTTTCTTTTTTCTTCCCATTTTTCTACCTCTTGGCCTGATTAACTGTAATGCGCAGGAGCACCACCAGCAGCACCACAACGCAGACAGCACCCAGCCAGATAATGGCGGAGATTTTCCCCCCTGCCCGTATCAACCCCTGCTCCGGATTACGGGCATCCAGGACAACATAGATAGCCCAGACGAGGGTAAACAGTATGCACAAGCCGCATAGGCCAAAAATAAGGGGCCGATCCGCCTTGCGCACTGCTTTGATATCCGCATCCTTTTGGGCTATGATCTTATCCTTTTGCACAATCTGGGTATTTCGGAGAGCGACTCCCTCTTCCTGGATGCGGCTCCTATCCAGCAGCCGGTTTATCGCATGATCCTTTTCTTCCAGCAGCTCCTCTTTGTGGGCCAGCTCCAAGCGCAGGCGTTCCAATTCTGCGGTTTGGTCCTCTTGCGGCGGAGCCAACTCCATGAGCTCATCTAAGGACAGCCCCAGGGCAATGGCCATGGCTGTAACATCATAGATGCTTGGACCGGATAGATGCCCTGAGAAAAATTTTTTCACAGTCGATTCGCTCAGGCCGGTGCTATCAATGATTTGCTGGTTTGTTTTATGCTGGTCTTCTTTGGCCTTTTTCATTTTTGCTGGCAGATTGTCGCAAATTGTCGATATTTGTTGAATTATCTTGATTTTTTCCATGTGTTTTATTATGAAGTCCTTATATTTCCGAGATAAAACGTGATATTACTCTCATAGTTCCTATGTTACTAAATTGCACCTTTACGGGTACGCAATGGCGGAGTACCGTAAAAGTGCTTACCGGCAAGGGACGGAAATTGATCCGGTGGCAGCCCGGCCCCTCGGTGGCACTGGGGGCCGGGCGTATAATATTTATGCTTTCCAATGGTAGCCGCAGCTCTGGCAGACACACATGGAGCGGTGTTTGATCTTTGTTTTGTATTTCTTGGGTGCAAAAATTTTGACGATCAGCGCAGGGATTGTGAAGATGAGCCATTTGATGGGCCACCACCAAAAACCGATAAACAGCCACCAGAAAACACCATGATGTTTGATCTTCAAGTTGGTTTCCGTGACCATCTGAACCGTGACATTTTCGCTTCCGCACTTGGGACATCTCATTTTCTGTTCCTTCTTTCCAATATGTCCATTTTAACGGACATATCTTGTAATATAAAATAATTAAATAGAACATTTATTCTAAAATTCAAAATATTGCTATAATCGAAAGCTTGTGCTAGAATACAAACAACTAAACAACAAATTTGTAATTTACGGCGGTAGCCGATTTTGAAAGGAGCAAACCATATGGCAACTCAAAATTGGGAAAAACAGGACGACATCGTGAAAGCCGTGAACGGCTGCCTGAAAGCCATCCAGGATGCCGGGATCAGCGTTGAACGTGCTGAGATCGTCCCCGCGTGCTTGTTTGACGCAATTTCTTGCGGCAAAAAGATGATGATGCAGGCCGAAACTTTCCGGGCCTACCAGATCGAGAGCAAACCGGACGGCAAGGGCGGGAACACCGTTTCTCCTGCCGAACTTTCGCAATTTACCTACCACCCGCTCACGTCCTGTCTTTGCTCGCTATGATGGACAGCCAAGACAGCGAATCGGAGCTGGAGGAGTTGCTGGAAATTTTGACCAGCTCAGCCTGATCATTAGACTTTCCCTTTCTGCTGCTTTTCGGCCTGTTTTGCTTTTCTCTCCTGCGCTCGCTGGATATATTTATCCGCTTTTTCTATTGCGTATTCATCACGGACTTTTATAGCTTCACAAAATTTTATAACATCATCAAAACGTTTTTGCTTAAAATAAAGATCCGGCAAAACAAACCACCATTTCATGCTACCAAACAATAGCCCACCATTCGCCCACAGCGATTCCCAGAAATCAACGTACCAATCCAGATCCTCGGTTTCCTTGTATTTCGCTTCTGCGGCCTGGACTTTCCGAAGCTGCCGATCCTGTGCTGCTAAATCGTCATCGTTTAGCTTGCGCAATTTTTCTAACCATGCTCGGACATCCGGACAATAGCGGCAAAAAATTTTGTTTGCTCTATCTCGGTTTCCTGAAGCATTGAGCAAAAATATATTTGAAACTTGGTCTACGGAATAGGTTTTGCATGGTGTATATTGTGCGGAAAGACGCTCTATGACAGCCTTCGACAGACCTTTTTTCCGTACATTCAGCAGGTCAAAATTACGTTGTGCATATAAGATGTATTTACTTTGAATACACGGGGTTTTGCTGCCATTTAGGCAATATAAGAACACCTCTGAAAGCATCAGGAATGAATCAGTGTAACGCTTTTCGTCCAACAACTGTAAAAACATCTGGAATCGGATATTCCGATATTCCTCCCATTTTCCAGAAAGCATACATTCGGAGGATTTGCGGTTGTACTCGCCCCAGCGAATATCACCGTTACGCACCAGCACCACATCCTATCAAAATAATAAATTGCGAAAGGAAGAAACCTTCATGACAACCGAACAAGAAAAAAACGACACTTCGCAATCTGAAAACATCCGGGACAAATTAAAAAAGGGGATCCTTTCCCTTACGGACAAGCAGGCAGAATACATATGGGAAGAACTGCGGAGGTGCAAAAATGACTAAAATCATACTATGTGCCATAGCCGTTGCAATCTCCGGCTTTTCTGCCGGGTGGAATCTGTGCTATTTGGTTACATCATTTCACTATCGCAACAATCAGAGCGGCAATGCTGACGAGCAGCGCAATAACGGCGGTGACAGTGGAAACAGCAGCAAGGAAATTGTCCTTTAGGTATTCTTTGAATTCGTAACGTTGTGTTATCTTGCGCTGAAGATCAAGATACTCCCGCATAGTCATTTCTTCATCTTTCGTCTTTTTCTTCATTCCGGATCACCTAGATTACAACACAGTCTTTGCTGCCTGGATCAGCGTTTCCAGCTTTTTGAGCTGATCGTCCGACATATCGTCAATCAAATCCAATATTGCCTTTTTCGCACCCTCAGCCTCGGTCACCTGACCGGGGCTGTTTTTTTGTGCCCGGTCGTCGGTTTCACCCATCAGGTACTCCACAGATACACCGAAGTAGTCGGCCAGCACTCTTTTTGTCGCCGTGCTGGGCATCCGGCCTTGCCTCCATAACCCGAAGAGGTTCTTATTCAGTTTGCAATCTAACAGGACTTGCTTTTCGGTTATCCCTTTTTCTTTTGTTAGAGCTGCTATGCGCTCTACAAACTGCATTGGAAACGCCTCCCTAAAAATATTTCCTAACTGTAGGATAAAATCCCAAATTAGCACTTGACAAATCCTACTATTAGGATTATAATATGACCATAGTAATAAACCACCTACAATATAGCACATACCCAAGAAAAATTCAAGGAATTAGACAACATTTTAGGAGGATAACACTATGAAGCGTTTTGAGATCTGGGCAGAGTTCCCGGATGGCTGTGAAGCCAAGATTGAAAGCTGGAAGAGCCTGAAACAGGCCAGCAATGCGGTGGACGCAATGAACGCCGCTAACCGGAACGATACGGCTTGCGGATACGGATTCCCCCACGGAGTTCCCTCCTACACCATCCGGGTAAGCCAGTAACACAACCGGGCGGGGCAACCCGCCCGACACAGAAAGGAAAAATCACCCAATGAACCATTTTGAAAGGAGCTTATATGGCAAAGTATAAAGTTGGAGATAAGGTGCGGATTGTAGACCACAGAACTTTCAGCATGAGCAGAAGCGGTGAAATGGATAAATGGCTTGGAAAAACAATGACGATCCGTGAGATTACATACTTCAAAAATTATTTCATGGAAGAAGATAAATGTGAACGAAACGGGATGGGATGGATGTGGGACGATGAAATGATTTCCGGCCTTGCCGAGCAGAAGAAGCCCGCCGATGAAAACCTCTCCGTTACAATCCGCTTCTGTGGTCGCATGACCGTAGCGGAGCTTTACAAGAATGGCAGAGTAGTCAAAGTCAAGAACGCCTGGTGCGGTCCTAAGGATGACTACAGCAGAGCGGAGGGCGCAAGAGTCGCCGTTGAGCGGCTTTTTGAGAAGAAGGCTGGTAAGCCAAAGATTGGTGATAAGTTCGTTGTCATATCAAACAAAAGTCCGGACTGCCGCCACCACTTCAAAATTGGTTCTGTTGTAACTCTTCAATACATAGAAGAAAACGGGAAAAAAAGTTACGAAGCGGATAACGGATTGATACAGATTGTTCGGGACCGTGATGTTGCTCCGTATAGGGAGAAAGCCAACTAAGCCGAAACGGCCTGAAAAGGCCGTCCGCCGGGACCGCCCGCCCGGCGCTGATGATGGCAGGGCAACACCGTGACAAGATGAGCGCACCCGTTTGTTATGGTTCTGGGTATTGGGTATCCATCCCCATGTAAAAGACACGACCACCCGGAAATTGCTCGTTCGGTGCTTGACGGTGATAAAACAGAAAGGAGCTGGAGACAATGCCGAGAATCAGGCAATTAGCGGAAAAGTACGCCGAGTGTGACCGAATAAAGGCAAAAGAAGCCTTTTGGAAGGAGATCAAGATGCGCCGCTGTGACATCGATATTGATTCCATGGAGGCCCTTGGACGAGAAATTGGTATTGACGCTTCTACGCTTCGAAAAAACGAAGCTGGTGATACCAAAATGAGCGTTACCACCATACAAAAGCTGGTTGATTTCTTAAAACCCGACATCTCTACAGTTCTCCTTTTCCTGGGCTACTCCGAAAAGGAGATCAAGTCCTTCGCCAGAGGGTGCGTGAATCAGTAGATACGGGGGGCCAGCACGGCGAGTGGGGGTCTTACATCTCTTCCCCCTACAGAAGGGCGGTTCAAGTCTGCCCTCCCCTATCGGAATACCTCCTAATTTGGCAGCCGGAAAGACGGCCCCGACCGGGCGGGTTATCCCGGACATATGGCGGGCACGGTTGATGCCGGGGCTTTCACACCCCGGGATGGACGGTTCAACTCCGCCCCCCGCCAGCAAGAAAAGTGGAAAGGATTGGATAACATGAGCATCAAGGACGCAACCCCGGAGGAAATCCGGGCAATGCAAGAGCGGATCAGCCGCCGCCAGAGTGACCGGCGGTATGAAATGGAAATGGACCAGGCGGTGAGTATGGCCTGCAAAGCAAACCGCCGCCCTACCAGGACGGCCCCAACCTGGGCAGGTCCCAGCCGGGAGAGCGTGATTGTGGCGACGGGAACGGCGATGCTGGCCGGAGCTGCGGCAATCCTGGGCGGGACCGGGGCGATACACACAGGGTACGCCGCAATGGTCGCCGGCATAGCCATGGCCGGGGCCGTGGCAGAGACTGCCAGAGCGATTTGAGGAGGGCTAGTATGATTCCGTATTGTTACGATGCCACCGCCCAGGCAGAGGCCAGAGAAGCAGCAGCGGACCGGGATGCTATCAAGTGCGATTGCTGCGGCGGCCTGATCCGGGTGGGAGAAGTAAAGTTTTCCCTGGAACTTGGCAAAACGGCCCTGACCATCTGCAACGACTGCAAAGGCGACCTGGTAAGTTCCGCCGAAATCCACGGCGTGGAAGATGAAATTTACTTGTGAGGTGATAGAGGCATGGGAAGAAAGAGCAAAACGTGTCAGCGTTACCGAGCGTTCCCGAAGATTAAGGAACTGCGTCGGAACGCCGGAATTACCGCCGAAGAACTTGGGAAAGCCGTGTGCGTCTCCCAGGGCATGATTAGCGGCATTGAAAATGGCTGCCGTCAGTCCTCTGTGGCGCTAATCGACAGAATCGCCGCATTCTTCGGCGTTGAGGCTCCTGATTTATATTAAAAACCGCCCCTGGGCGGATCAGACCCAGGAGCGGCACGCAGAAAGGAATTAGATAACACTGGTATTTTACCAGTTAAGAAAGGATTTGTCAATATGCAACTTTCACTGTACGAAATGTCCCAGGAGTGGGAAAACGTGTTTGAGATGCTTCTTGATCCGGAAATCCCGGAGGAAGCAGTCTACGACACTATCGAGATGATTGAGGCCGACATGGACACCAAGGCTGACCGGTACGCCCAAATCATCAAGAGCATGGACGGAGATGCTGCCCAGATCGATGCCGAAATCAAACGGCTCCAGGAGCGGAAAACCTCTATTCAAAAACGCCGGGACTGGATGAAGCAAGGCCTCTACGACTCCATGAAAGCCACAGGGCGGACGAAATTCAAGACTGCGCTGTTCTCCTTCAACATCCAGAAAAACGGCGGTGCAAAGCCTGTGGACTTCCTGGACACCGTACCGGCGGACTGGCTGAAACCCGGTGATCCGGATACAAAGCGCATCCGGGAATACCTGGAAGCCGGAAACAAGCTGCCTTTCGCCGTCCTGGGTGACCGGGGCGAGAGTTTGAGGATCCGCTGATGGACGAGGAAATCTACATGGACGCAAGAGTGCACAGGCCGGAAAAAAGCGGCCTGTGGGAGAAGGATAAGGAGGGAATTTAAATGGGCATTCCAGTACTTGTGTTGGGTGAATCCGGAAGCGGTAAATCCGCCAGCCTGCGGAATTTTGAGCCTGCCGATGTAAGTATTATCAACGTGGCCGGTAAGCCTCTCCCCTTCCGTAAGAAATTGCCGATTGCCAACACCTGCGACTATAGCAGAATCATGGGGGCCATCAAAAACAGCCCAAAGAAAGCATTTGTTATTGATGATAGCCAATACCTGATGTGCTTTGAATCCTTCGCAAAGGCCAAGGAGACCGGCTACGGCAAATATACCGATATGGCCCTGCATTTTTACAATCTGGTCCAATTTGTCATCACCCAGACCCCGCCGGACGTGATCGTATACTTCCTCCACCATACGGACCAGGACAGCAACACCGGCAAGACCAGGGCAAAGACTCTGGGCAAGATGCTGGACAACCAGCTAACCCTGGAGGGCCTATTTTCCATCGTCCTGCTGTGTTACACGGACGGTAAAAAACACATTTTCGAGACCCAGAGCGACGGGACAAACACCTGTAAATCTCCGATGGATATGTTTCCGGTTGAAATCGATAATGATTTGAAAGCCGTAGATAACACCATCCGGGAATATTATGACCTCAACAAGAAAGGAAACGATAAAAAATGATCAACAGACCGAACAATTGGGACAATGTCCAGGCTTATAGCGAATTCCAGAGGCTCCCCGTTGGGGCTTATGTATGCACCATCAAGCGGGCAGCCGTGCAGGTCAGCGACTACGGTGCGCAGCTGTGTGTTCTGATCGATATCAATGCCGGTGAATACGCAGGGTACTATCAGGAGGATTACAACCGCAACCAGCGGGAGGACAAGAAATGGAAGGGCGTTCTTCGGCTCTGGCTGCCCAAGGAAGACGGCAGCGACAAGGACGAGTGGACGAAATCGATTCTAAAGGGCTTTGTGACCGCCGTGGAAGAATCCAACCGTGGCTATCGCTGGAACTGGGACGAGAACAGCCTCGCAAGAAAGGAGGTCGGTGTGATCTTCCGGAATGAGGAATGGGAATGGAACGGAAAGTCCGGTTGGTCCGTGCGCCCATTCCGGGCCATCAGTGTGGATAGTGTAGAAGACGGCTCCTACACCTTGCCTAAAGACAAGCCCCTGAAAAACAAAGTTGATCCTGCTCCTGCCTATCCTGCCCCTGATTACTCCTCCCCTTCCCCTAGCTTTGGCGGGTATGAAGCTCCGGAATCTTCGGATTTCGCAATACTTGAAGACAACGACGCACAGTTGCCCTTCTAACTGATATCACCCTGGGGCACACCGCCCCAGGGCCGTAACAAAACCAGGAGGCCCCAATGAGAAGACGAAAATACGGAAACACCAAAATCATGGTGGACGGCATCCAATTCGATAGCAAGCGGGAGGCGGCCAGATATCAAGAGCTTCGGCTCCTGGAGCGGGCCGGAGTGATATCCTTCCTCCAGCGGCAGGCCAAATTCCAGCTGATACCAAACCAGTACGCCCCAAGCAACGAGACATACACCAAAGGCCCCAGGAAAGGCCAGAGGAAGCCCGGGAAGCTCCTGGAACATGAGTGCAGCTACATAGCCGACTTTTGCTACATCCGGAACGGTGAGACCGTTGTTGAGGATGCCAAGGGCTACAGGACCGAAGTGTACAAGATCAAGAAAAAGCTGATGTTAGAACGGTACGGTATCCAGATAAGAGAGGTGTAGCCTATGGCTAGAGAGTACACGCCCATCCCGTTTGAGTTTTTGGAAGAGCTGGACGGGTTGAGCGATGAAGAATATGGCCGATTGATACGGGCTATGCAGGTGTATTCCATCAGCGGCGAAGAGCCGGAGCTGGAAGGAGTCGAGCGCCTGTTTTGGAAGCGCTGCCGGAACACCATTGATCGATATAATGAAAGCTACGAAAAGCGCAACACATCCAACGCTGAAAATGGCAGAAAAGGTGGGAGACCGAGAAAGCAAGTGGTTTTTGAAGAAACCCAAGAAAACCCAAATAACCCAATGGGTTTTTCGGAAACCCAAAATAATCCGTCGGTTTTTGGAGAAACCCAAAAAAGCCAAACCGAATCCAAAACCAAAGCCAAATCCAAAACCAATAGTATTACCCCTATAGCCCCCAAGGGGGCGAAACGGTCAGATGCAGAATTCGAGATTTTTTGGAATGCCTACCCGACGAAAGTTGGCAAACAGCCTGCTAGGAAAGCTTTTGACAAGGTGCAAGTCCCTGTTGAAACACTTGTGGCGGCGATTGAGCGCCAGAAGTGCAGCAGCCAATGGAGTAAGGACGGCGGCCAGTACATCCCGAATCCGGCCACCTGGTTGAATCAGGGGCGGTGGACGGATGAGCTACCGGAAAAGCCGGAGACACAGCAGGAACGGTGGAGACGGGAACTTGATGCCGATGAAATATCGGCTATCCAGCGGATGCTTGCAGAGGAAGCTCAGGAAAGAGCCGTTGCTCCGGGATAATGGGCCGTAAAGGAAGGAAAAGCGATATGAAAGCCTACAAAGGATTTGATAAAAACATGAAATGCCGTGGTTTCCAGTACCGGGAGGGCGAAACCTACCACGAGGAGATCGCCGAGCTGTGTAAAAGCGGTTTCCACGCCTGTGAAATGCCCCTGGACGTGTTGGGTTACTACGCCCCAGGAGATTGGAGTATCTACCGGGAGGTGGACCTGGAAGATGTATCCCAAGATAGGCAGAACGGAGATACCAAGGTTTGCGCAAAAACAATTAAAATCGGTGCTGAAATTGGCATTCCGGGGCTGGTGAAGGCTCAGATTGAGTATATCAAGAGCCGGACCGCAGAAGAACCCATTGGGAATGCCACGGGAATCCAGGGAGCCGCATCCGCCACGGGAATCCAGGGAGCCGCATCCGCCACGGGATACCAGGGAGCCGCATCCGCCACGGGAAACCAGGGAGCCGCCTCCGCCA